CATTTTTGAAATAATTTTAGTCAAATTCATCAAACTACACTAAAGATGTAGTTGTTTTCTTTGACGGGACTCCATGAAATAGATTGATATTATTATCATTACTAAATTGAAAAAGGGATAACAATGTTATCCCTTTTTCTTTTCAAAATATTTCTATCTCAATTAGGCAACATATGTTGCTTCAAAGTTAAGACTTGCTGGAACGATGTAGAAAGGTTTTGGTTCGATACCATCCAATTCGAATGTAGTCACACCAATTTTTCCATCAACGGCTGCTTCAGTTCCAAGTCCACCAGCACTCATGGATAAACCATTGTGAGCACCTATGATGAACAGGTCACCATTTATAGTCTTTGCTACAACAACAACATCAGAACTCATTAACTGTTCGTAGAACCCAATAGTTGAAGCAGACAATCCTTGGATTGCACCACTAACTTTAGGTTTACTTACAGCAACACCATTCATGATATTGATCGTAGGCATGTCTATAAAAGCACCAACTTGTTTGTTAAGTTTTACTCTCCAAAATACATCCATTTGACCAGTTGTACCTGAACAGGTTAAACCTGACAAAGTAGTTCCATCAGCAATAACTGAGAAAGAGGCTATATCGGTGTAGTCAGCAATAAACAATTCAGTTACTCCCGGCTGTGCATCACGACAAGCTTTTGAAATTTCAGTTGAGAATCTTAAACAACTCATAATTTTTCTTTCTTATTATTTTTTAACATTTTTCAATGTATTTGTGGAACTATTAGTGTCCGTAAACAATATAGTCACCAAAGTAGTATTCTACTCCAGATTTCCAATTACAAACCATTCTCACGATTTGATAATCCTCTGACCACCAGACTTTTAACTTATCTTCTTCGCCCTGTAAGTCAGTGGCGTAGATAAAATTGCTTGCCGGGCCCAAAACTACCACGCATTGACCATTCAATCCTGAAACTGGTACTAATTTTACGTTTGTACCCGGAAACATGAAAGCTTGCATACCATTGTTATTTGTAACATCGATATGGTACAAATTGGCAATTACAAGACTTTGAACGATCTTTCTGAAAACTTCGTGACCAACGAATAAAGTCAAATCTTCAAATGACTGAATTTCTGCTGGAAGAACGTTTATCATTCCGTAAATAGCTGCTAAATAGTCAGAAGCTGTGTTACCAGTTGCACACCATGTAAAAGTTGTGTAGTCATGAACATCACCATCTGCATTTAAAAGATGTTGGAAACCCTCAAAAGCTGTAGCACTGTGGTCTTGTTTTCCCCAGATCATTAGCTCAATACCTTTTTGAATTTCTTTTACCTTTTGTTCAGCATATAAAGCTTCGAAAGGGATATTAGTGTTGTATCCGGGCTTCATAGACAGCTGTAAAGAATAGCTGTTTAAGTCCTCTGGACACAATTCTTCAGTAACTTTTAAAGATGTTACCAGTAAATCTTTCTCTGTTAGGGTGGTCGTACCAGATCCAGTGAAACCACAGCCACCTTGTTGGAACAAAGCGTCAGTTGCCAAATATTTAAGTCTTTCCTTGTATTTAATACCCGGAATTACTGTAATATAAGGAATTGTCTCAGCTTGAAGTACGGCCTTAGTCAATAATTCCTGCGAATTATCGTTTACCCATTGGGTTAATGCACCTACATTAAATGCCATAATACTAATTTATTGTTTTTTGAAATTACCTATTAGTAATTTTACGGATCAAATCAATTCTTGACTGTTCTGAATCCTTTATTTCCAACTTAGAATTGGTCTTAATTTCCTTTGCAAAAGTTGTCTTTTCCAAAAGTGTCTTTAAATCCGCCTTCATCTGTGTCATTTGTGTCTGAACATCAGGAGTTGGACTTTCAGATGGTTTACCGCCTTCGAGAACGGATAAACGGTTTATAATATCGGTAAGTTTAGTTTCAATGTCAGTTAAACGAGTATCTACATCAGTTGCTGTAGTACCACTTGCATCAGCAGCCGGAGTTGCTGATATTTGTGGGTCAGTTGAAGCAGGTGCTGGAGTTTTACCATCACCAGTTTGAGTAGGATCAACGGCTAACATTTGTTCGTGTGGCCAAGGACCACCACCCCAAGGACCACTTCCACTTTCATCCATAACACGATTTACAATCGGGTCTGGAATAGGTTTGTTGATAACTGGACTGATAATTTCTTTAACTACACCATCCTTTACAGTTATAATATCACCTGAATTAAGTGTATAAGAACCTGTTGGTAATGGAGTTAAACCATCCTTGGTCTGAACTGAAACTGTAACGCCAACATTAAAGAAATTTCCGTCAATCTCCAATTTAGTTCCATCTTGAAGTTCTAATTCTCCACAGAATTTGGTGATTTTGAGAATGTTTTTCAATTTGTCTAGCATATTACATTCATCATTATTTTTTATGTATTAACTATTAAAATACAATGGTATATATTAATGGTTAAACTTTTGTATAAAAATTGAAGCCATAAAAATAAGAGATAATTATTTAAAAGAAATTCACACCTAACTTCTGCATTTCCTTTATTTGTTCTTTCAGCTCTTCAACTGAATCGTCATCGTACATGATTCCGATACCTGATAATGACTTTGCAATTTCTTCTGCTTTCTCAATTGCTTGGTCAAGATACCATCCTGTGGCGACAACAGAACCAACATATTTATTGTCAGGATCATAAGTTATATAAGTCTTATCTCCATCCATCATATACCTATCCCAGAATACATTTTCACGATATTCAGGTGGACAATTAACTGATAACCAACCTTTTTTACATTGGTCACTTGTTAATATAAGTTGACATCCAAAAGGTTCATCAATCTCACAATCAATTATATTTCCAGATGCTGTTTCCCATAAAATATCAGGTAAATTTTTGTACATATACCATTGAAGTTGTGATGGTGGTAAAGGTTGTCTACAAGTAGCATCCATAAAGTATGGAACACCATCTTTTGTAATTCTTATTTCAGTACTGAAAGCTCCCCTGTAACCGACTTTCTTAAAAAATGGTACAAGACTATCATTTACTATTCTAAGTTGTTTAGGAAACTCCGCATACGGTAACACCTTACATAAATAAGATGCATTCTTGGCCTCTATTCCACCCATTGTTCTATCTGGAAATTTACCGTCACAGACAAAAATATCCATACCAGTTTCTACACCCGTTGGAATTGACTGTTCAACCAGAAAAGGAATGGTATTTTTTAAACAAGGACCAAGTTTTGTATCCAGTTCATCAATTAAAGGTTCAATGGTATCATAATTCTCACTATGAAATGTTTCAGATGTTCCTCTAAACTTATCAATTTTCACATAAACATCCTCATTTTCCTTTAAATATTCTCTTAAATTCTTTGTACCAATAATTGTATCAAATTTACCAACTGGTAAACCGACATTTAGAAGTAATTTTTTCAATTCGTGTCTCTCTTGTTCGATAATTTCACCATCTCTTGCACCCCAAACCAATTTTCCTTTTGAAATAAGGTACTTTTGTAGGTCTGAACGGAGTACATCGGTAAATATAAACAGGTCAACATCGTTAATTATACTGAAAAAGTCATCAACTCTGATAACATTTGGTATACATTGTCCAATTGCCCATCTATTTATCTGTGGAAAACCTGTCTGTTTCCACTCCGTATAGTAAAATGTCTTAACAAAATGGTCTGAAAGTATCCTTGCTAACTCAACGCAAGTACCACCCTCATCGAAAATACATACATTTTTACCTACATAATTACCTATTTTTGGTCTAAAACTGTAACTTTTTATCATATTTTCAGATTTAATTCTCTATTTTTAACAATGCTTCGAGTGAAAAACCAACGACTTTCTTTGCTTTAATGACTTCCCAAAGTTTATTATCAATTACTTTATAAGATAAAAACCATTTTGTAGTGTTTTTTATGTCATTTTCTTCAAGATAACTATCTAAAAGTATACAAGTTCCAGTGATATCTTCGTTATGTTGGAATGTAATTGACCTGTTATAACCGTATTTTTCTTTCATTTGACGAACAGTATTCCTTGAAAAGTATACATATCCGGGGTTTCCAGTTCCATCAGCGTTGTTTCTATATATCATTTGGTTACTTTGTAATACCATTCCTTTAACAATTCTCTTTTCATATGAATCAACAGAAAAAGTAACCATTGTTTCCTTGTTCATGAACTGCATTTGTAAGTCTTTTGGTACTTTACTTAGTGGCATTCTCCTTAACCAGTGTCTACAATTGTATAATTGTTGGTCAACTGAGAAGTTTCCATGTCCTTTGAATGATTTAAAGAAGTTAGAACCATCAATAAAACCCTCTCCAGAGGTCTGCCATGAGTTTATTTCAGAAATATGATAGATATGTCCAGCATGTTCCTGACAGAACTTGTGAGAGGTCTCAATTATCTCTGGTTCTGGGTCTGCTGTGTACATATAAAAGTCTGAACGATCAGCAAAGTATTCAAATGGGGTTTGAATTGCTGGGTATTGAACAAAAGATATAGCATGAACACCTGAAGCGTCATCCCAATCAATTGTCATTTCCTTTATTACGAATGTTGGATTCATTTTATTGATATTATTTTTTTATCCTTTATTGTCATTGTTGTATTATCATCTAATTCATAAGAACCATCTGACATATATATTGGTATATCATAGTCCGAATACTGAAATGGTATCATCTCTATATCATCCCTCGTATGAATATATTTCATATAAAATTCTTCACCACTTTTCAAAAATATTTTAGTTTTCAATCTGGTATATTTTTTTTGTTTGTAACTCTCATTAACCAATCTCTATCACCCTCTATTCTCATTTGATGATAAATTAAGAATAATATGGTTAATATTATTCCAATAATTATTCCTATTAATATGTACACTATTACCATGAGTTATTTGTTTCTATTACATTAACTTTTTTTTGTGTTCTTGTTATATCTGTCTCGACCACATTAACTGGAATAGAACGAATTGAAGTTATTATGGCATTAGAAATTGCATTTGTATCAACTGACATAACTTGTGAACCTCCACCACCTTTATTTATTTTGTCGAGTAAGAATTTATTCTTTTCGGCTGATATACGGTTAACCATATACTCACCACCCTCAGCAACAATGGGTACACCACCGCCCTCATGAGATGGACCAGTAATAGGACCACCAGTTGCATATTTTCTTGGTATAAGACCACCATGTTTAAATGTAGGCAATGGTTTTGACATTATCATTCCTATTTGTAAAGCTCCAAGAGCACCAACCAATATCGGCATGATAATATCCAAAGGTGGTGGAGCATTGGTAGCTTGAATAACACCTAAAGCAGTAGATACAATTGCTTGTAAGATATCTGCATTTCTTTGTTTCCTTGCCTGTTCAGTCTTTATCTTAGCAACCTTAGCGGCTTGTTCTTTATCGAGAGCTTCCTTTCTCTTGTTATATTCTTGTTCACTGATAGATTTCTTTTTATAAAGTTCATCAAGTGCTTTGTATTCACCTTGATATTGTTTATCCAATTGGTCTAATTGATATTGAGCAGCATCAGCAGACTGTTGTGATAACATTCCGATAAGGTTACCAACTTCACCTAATACAGCCGAAAATATTTCTTTCATCCCAGCCGTAGCACCTTTCATTTTACTATTTAAGTCAGTAAGACCCTTATCAGCATTATCTAATGTAGTTTGCCATACTTCTTTACTAATTAAACCATCTGCATATTCTTGATTTACTTTTTGTTTTACATCAATTAAACTTTGAATACCATCTTTTATTTCCTGAATTTGTCCAGCATATACCCCCTCTTTACCTTGTCCTATTTTACTAATTGCATCAAAAGTATCTTGATGTGCTTTTACAAGTTTGGTTTGGTTATCTTCAAATTTCTTTTTTTCTTTTTCCTGAATAGCAATAACAGCATCTGAACGAGACTGTTCATTCTTTACAGTTTCATTATTGAGTTTAGTCTTTAAAAGAGTAATTTTAGCATTCAAATTATCTTGAAGTGCTGTTTGTTTTTCTATTTCTTCTGGAGTTAATGGACCAACTTTATTTTTACTTTCGTCCATTTGTTTTTGTAAGATATCAAGTTCAGTCTTAGCATTCTTTTCCAGAACTGATTTCTTATTTGCAAAAGCATCATTGATAACTTGTATCTTAGTTTGTTGACTTATCTTTTCATCTTCAATAACCTTTTTGGTTGCTTCAATTTGAGTATCGGCACTTGCAGTGGCAATGTCCTCATATATCTTTACGGTTTCATCTCTGAATTTCTTTAATTCTTCTTGTCTCTTAGTTTCTGCTTCAATTATCTTTTGAATTGATTCAATTTCTTTCTTTGCTGCTGCTTCTGCTGCTGAAGCTTGTTCCTTTTTGAAACCAGATATCTTCCCAGATGTTCTTTTTCCAGTTTCATAGAACTGTGTATCTGCTTCAACAGCCCCTTTATATAAGTTCTCTAACTTTTTAAGTGTTTCACCACCAGCAAGTATTTCCCATGCTTGTTTAGCCTCTTTTTGTTTCTTAGGGTCTTTAAGTGAATTAACATAGTCCTCACCTCCTTTAATTAAACCCATAATAGTTTCATTACTTGCCATAAGAACTCCACTTTGATATTTCAATTCGGAGTCTAATGACTTCTGAGCAAATTCAACTCTTTGTTCTGCTAATTTCTTTTCTAAAGCTTGTGATTGTAACAAAGCATCCATACGTTCCTTAGAACTTTTGGTTTGGTCTGTGGCAATAAAATTCAATTTTGCTATTTGGTTATTCATATCAGCCTCTTGTGAAATGAATACAGTTTGAGCATCATCTATTTCATCTAATGCAATTGCATATTCCTTTGCTGCCTTAGTGGCATTGGCCATATTTTCACCTATGTTTACAAAGGCATCACTCATTTCACCAAGACCTTTTTTGAAGTCTCCAGAGAAAAATGATACTAAACCAGTGGCCAATTTAGCCAGTCTTTGCATTACAACATCAACAACAGCACCAATTTGTTTCATTAAAATTTCAAATTTAAGTGCACCACTATCAGTTGAAGTAAATGCTTTACCTAATGCTATTATACCAGTGAGTAATAAACCAATGACAACAACTATAGCACCTATACCACTGGCTAACAATGCTTTTGTTAGACTTTTAACACCAGTAATAACACCACCTATTGGTCCGGGTAAATAGTCAAGTGATGAACCAATTTTATCAATTGATTTACTGAACATATCAGCATTCTTTGCTTGTTCACCACCAAATACTTTCTTCTTATCAATACCACCTAATTGGTCCTCTACTTGTTTAAGTTGAGACTTTAACTTATCTACATTGGCACTAAATTGGGAAATGTCGAGTTCGACACTATATTTTTGGTCAGCCATTTATTATTCTATTATTTTTTCCTCAACTAAACTGTTGATAGCTTCCTCATATGTGTATATATTATCAATACAATACATTATAAGACCATTCTTCCATTCTTTCCAAGAAAAATGTTTCCATGCCTTATGTTTGAAGTACATTCTTATCATATACCATTGAACTCCTAAACTAATTATAAGATATTCTCTTTGTACATTTTTTAATTGACCTATCAAGTTAAAAACTTTATCATTTATATTCATATTTATTGTTTGTTTTATGCTGGTGAAATTTGACTTGCTGCTCTCCAACTTCCACTTCTATAATTTTGAAAATGCATAACTGAACTACCATCCAAGTATATTTTCCAACTCCCCTCAGTGTCTTTTGGACCTATCAGTATTATTCCATCCAAAGGAATATTTAGAATAGTTCCACCAGACATAATTATATTTTGACTTTTATTAAAGTAATTATTATCTACATATGTAACATCTGTCAATGTATCAACATCTCTATTATTTATATAAGTCTTTCCACTTTCTGATATCGTTTGTCCTGATGAATTAATTAAAACTGTTCCATCATTATCACCTGTTAATGTATTATAAGACGAATTAATTATAACAATTTGGTTATCTGTTGGTGTTGTATTACCAGTATTGGCTATGTTATTATTACCACCAATAATTAAAACATTTGGTGCAAGAACAATGTTACTATTACTACCAATAATTGTATCATTCATATTAGCAACAGTATTATTATTACTACCAATAATTGTGGCATCTGTGGCATTACCAGTGACTACATTTGAATGTCCTTTTACAAAATAAATATTACTATTAACTAAATTATTACCACCTATAATGATACCAGATTTTGCATTACTTGTATTATTTGTACCAATAATTATACTTGCACTTCTTTTACATATAGTATTACCTTGAAGTGTTGATGGATACGAAGTAAAATCACTTGAATTTAAATTAGTTTCTCCACTATAAGAACTATAATTACTTGGATAATAAACAATATTAGGTGGAGTTAAAATAATTCCATCCATACTAATTGTTCCTCTTATATCAGGAACTTGGTTTGCTGTAGGTGAAATTGGTGTAATTTTAGATTTCCAAGTTGTTGGTGTTATGTAAGCATTAGAGTCCAAAACAGCATCTTGAAATAATTCTACTTTACAACTATTACCATTTGGTGTCCATTCAATTATTTTATTTAAACGATATAAATTATTATTCAATATAATTCTTTTTCTGAAGTCCAATAAAGAAATATCTGTTGGTGTTAAACGTAACCAAATAGTAACCAATTTACTATTTGGATTCATATATTGATATATTTTATTCTTCCAATATAACCAAAATAAATTTCTTGTGGTATTATAATTAGTATCATAATAATTAGCAACTCCATAATTCAAATCTACAACAGTTGTAGGTGATGTTACATATGGATCTGATAGATAACCAGCATATGGATATTTATTGGAAAATACACCAAGAGTAACACCAGTACCATTACCAATAGTGCTATTTTGATCATATACAACAATAATTGGTGTAACATGGGTAGTTGTGAGATATTTTCTACTTAAAATTCTTGGAGAATATTCACATTTAGTTGGAAAACCATTATATTCTGTCGGTTTCATGTCACTAAATATTTTACTGACAATTTTATCAGTATCACCAAAATTTTCCAACATGGTTGAACTAAATTTATCTTCTATTTTTTCTACTCCACCAGAATAATATGGATTTTTAATTAAATAATTTCCAAATTCGGTATTATTTGAATCACTATACATTTTTAGATTTACATCATTACCATCTTTATTCATACTAAATTGTAAATCCTTATCAATAAGATATGGTATTCTTTCAATCCATTTTTCTTTATTTAAATCTATTTTTTTACTCCAATCTATATAAGTTGTACCACCCGTATAATAAAAATTATCATATGGTTCTATAATTAAATTTTTTGAATTACTTTTATCCTCACAGAACATTAAACAGAATTTATTACAAATTGATGAAATGAATTCCAATTGTTTCATTTTAGGTGATATATCATTAGCATAAACAATACTACCCAATGTGTAATAGTTTGTTAAGTCGTTACTTGGTGCTAATATCCATTCGTTTTGTGTTGTACCAGATGAACTACCTAAACCATATTGATTTAACCTTATAGTTAAAATTCCCGGATTTGGTGTTGTGTTTTGACTTCCAGTTTTATAAGGCCAAAAAGTATTACCATGTGCATGAATTTGTACATAAAATTTATCACCATTCAAACATATTTCATTTTCTACCGAAAAATTAAAAAGTTTTTCTGGTATAAACCAAGTACCTGATGCAAAATTACTATTTAATACAAAGTCATGATCAATAAACGGCGAATTACCAATAACTGAAACCACTCCACTACGAACTCTTACTAACTCAAATACTACATCTATATAAGGTTGTGTATTAACACCCCTACACCACGCTGTACCATTTAAAGTATCTATTTTCATTGCATATACAACATTCACATTGAAATTATATGATGCCGTTCCTCCAGTATTCTCAAATATAAATGTACTTGTATTATAAATTCCAATAGGGTTATAAAAAATACTATCTATTTTATCATATTTTATTTTTTCTGATAAAGATGTCCATGATGGTGATGAAACTCCAGTTAAATATGCAAGTACATTCTGACTTGAAGTAATACCAACATCGAATTTAGTATTTTCTAAATTAAAATCACTAATTGTTTTTGTATTCCCCTCTGGTACAATTAATGATTTGAATATATCAGAAT